AAATTAGCACCTGATTTTGTGTAAGGAATTGTGTATGTTGATATTCCTGTTGCAGCGCGTGTTGCTGTCACAATAAGGTTGCCGCCAGTTCCATCAGGCGGCGTAATGTCATACGGGCCAGCAATATTGGCTGCTGATGCAGTCAAAAATTCAGCATTTGAAAACGATGCGTAAGTAGCTTGTAAGTCAGGGCCAACTTGAAACGGCAATGTGACAAACGAATTGATGTTTACAACGTTTGACGACGTGGCCGCATTTACAAAATGGTAAGCCTTTGCCATGCCCAATTTGTTGATTACGTTAAATCGGCCGGTAATAAATGCGGCTTGAGCACCAGCAGCCAAAATGCAAGGGACAGTCGTATTTGGTGGCACAAAATAATTGTGCGACACATCAACGTATGAGCAACTGCCAGTGCCGCCATCACCAAGGACAACGCCACCAATAGAACATCCAACCAATGTGTTTTCACTAATCGTAATGCCACCAGTATCACCAGTAATACGCACCCCATAAGGGCTTGCCGTTACAACGTTGCTAGAAATAATGATGTTGCCAGGCTCTCCGTTGATGCGGTTTACTGTAATTCCAAGATCGCAAATTGTGACTGTATTTCCTGTCACAACTCCTTGAACAACTGTTTCGCAAAAAATGCCAACCAATCCATCAAAAACGGTGTTTCCCGTAATGGTGAAATTTAAACCATTGCATACTGTCGTTCCTTTTTCGCCATAAATATCAATGCAATTGTCACCAGTTCCATAAACGTAATTGTTAGAAATAATCAATCCGTTAAATTGAGAACATTGAATGCCAATCGTGTTGCAATCGCCAACACTGCAATTGGTTATTTTTATGTTTGCCGCCGCTACTGTTGGTGTGCCGCGAATCAGCATACCGTTGCCATTTGCGTTTATTGACGCAACGCCGTTAACTTCTATGCTTCCTAAAACCTCCAGCAACATATTGTCACATTGAGCGCTTACGACTTGATTTGCTTTGTTGCCATCCAATTTTAAATTTGAAATTCTTGAATTCTGCAATCTAGTCACATCACGCGATGAAATCATGCGATAAAAAGCGCCACCGCCATATGCGTTATCTTTAACTTTTAAAATTGATGATGTGCCATCTCCATAAAGAGATACATTATTGAATAGTTTTAAACTGGTAATTCCATATACAGAACCAGTATCAGTAACATAATTTACAACATCAAGCAAAAATGTGCCTGTTGGAATGTAAACAGCGCCACCACCAGCGGCTAAAGCGGCATCAATAGCGGCTTGAATAGCGGCTTGATTAGTGGCTGGTGATGCCGTGGTTGATGCGCCAAAATCCAAGATGTTATAGGTTGCCCCTTGAATCATGGAGTAAGAAACTTTGGTCAATGCCATGTTATGCCCCCAAAGATGTGTAATAAATTGCGTAGGTAATATAAGTGTTAGCCGCTAATGGTGTCACAGAAATATTCCCAGCAGAAGCTGTAATACTTGCAATTGGGTCAGCAGTTAAAATTGCTTTGCTTGCCGTGCCAACCGCAATACTACCGCCTCGCTTTACAAATGGAACTGTTGAAGTAGATGAACCTACACCGCCTTGTACACCTGTAATCACAACATAGCCACCATTGCCATCTGCAATAGTAAGCGTTTGGACTGTACCTACATTAGGAAATGACCCAGTATTTGTAACTTGATAACCTGTTAAAACTGTACCGCCTGAATTAAAAGCTAACGTAACAGCTCCTGTTGAATCAATAATTCCTTTATTCGATGTACCTATCACTAAGTTGTCAGACAGTTTTATCTTGCCTACAACATCTAGTTTTTCTGCTGGTGAAAGTGTACCAACACCTACACGACTGTTTGTTGCATCAGTGGTAAACAAATTTGCATCTGTATCGCCTTCAATCCGCACGTTAAAGACAGCACCGATTTCGTTAATCACGAGATTGTTCGTGCCGATAATCATCTTTTCTGTCAACGCACCAGCAGTTGCAGTCTCAAAGTGAATTTGACCCTGTTCAGCAGTTGACGTTGGGCTGAGAATTGATGCATGAATTAAACCGTAGGCTTGCTTATTGCCAGCCGAATCTTCACCATTAAATTCAATTTCGCCAAGGGTGTCGGATGCCGCTGGGGTTGCTGAGTCACGGTACAGATCAAGTGTTGGTGCGGCTGATGCACCAGCATCGGTTGATGTCATGGTTACATTGGCAAAATTACCATCAGAACCACCCTCAACCCTTTGCCAGACTGCGCCGTTATAGACTATCCAGTCACCAATGCCAAAGAATAATTGAACGCCACCAAAAGTCTGCGTTCCTGACGTGCTGACCACATAGTAATCTCCCTTTGCGCCAGTGCCATCTGCCAAGGTTGGATTGTTTGTCGAGGCATTCCATGTGCCTTTGTAGTTCAAAGCACCAAGTGCGTTTGTGATGGTTGAGATTGCTTTTAACATGGTTTTTCCTCAGAATACAAATTCAATGATAGAGGTGAATGGTGGTGCTTGTGTGAATGTTACGTTACCAGCGGAAATGGTATATGTATTTTGATTTTGATACACACCATTGATGTAAATAAGACTTGGCACAAAGGAAACAGCAAACACAGTCTGTGTGCCAGTTCCAGTTGCATTGCTGAAAAGATTGCCAGTCGAACCAGGGAAAGCATTGCCGTTCAGCGAGGTATAGACCACCGTGCCGTTCTTATTTTGAACTTGAATGGAGTAATTGCCATTGGTGTAAATGCGTGATGGTGTGCCTTGGTAGACTGGATAACCCCCACTTGTGCGGATGGGTTGGACAGCAGTGATCGTTAGTGCTGAATCCCAATAGGCAACAATTGGGTTGGTGATCGGGTTTAGGTTGACAGTGCCAATCCAGATGTAACCATCATCAAGCGGCTGTCCATCAGCATCCGCAAACGCTGGGTATGGTGGTTCTACTGATAGTGCGGACATTTATTTATTCTCCTATATATCAAGGTTGACCTGCTCTACGCTTGAGTAGTTCTTCCATTGCCTTGACTGCGTTTTCTTTGTTGACGCCACGCAGATTCTCTGCCTTTTGAGCAAGCAAATCAAATGCCCTGCTTGCAACATTTCCCCTTGCAATATCAACACCAGTCTGCATGGCTTCTGCTACTTGGCCTTTTAAAGAGGTCTGTGCCGCCGCACCAAACATACGATCAAGTTCATTGACAAAAATCAATTGGTTAATAACATCATCATCAATCTTCATGCCATATTTTGTGGCAGTCTGATTGGCTTTGTCTAGGGCATCAATTAGATTTGCTCTTGTGCCATAGTTGCTTGTTAGCTTACGCATTGCCACACCCAATGCTTTTTCTGCATTTGGTGAGTCAAAGTTAATCTGTGTACCAGCAGATTTTTGTAAATCATCTAATGCAGAAATGGTGTCCGAGTACTTGGTATTAGCAGCTTTGTAATCAGGGAAACTTTCACCAAGAGTATCATTCAAATTTTTGCGTAGAGTTTTGAGTGTTCTTTCGGCTTGTGCCGTGAGTGGATTGGCAAGATTTCTTTTGCCATAGTCAACTTGCGTATCAATGAAACGCTTGGCTGTATGAAGGCCAAAAGCATCGGGTACATTGGTTGCGCTGAGACGCTCTAAAACCGAGTTTAGGACTCGCTGGGCTTGTCGGTCACCCTGTATATCAGAACCCTGTAAATTGGCCTTGGCAATGCCGTTTGCGTCCAGTTCAACCTTTACACCCAAAGCACCAAGATCATCAATAAATGAATTTATGGCTGGGTCAAAATCAACTCTTTGCCCACGTAGTTGAGTGTTGGCGACTTGGTTAATGGCAGTGCCAGCTTCTTTATTTGCGCCTGTTATGTATTTAATTCGTGACTCAACAGTGTCACCAAGAATGTCTGCCGCACGATTTGTGGCACGAAACTTCTCACTCTTTTCACCCATCTTGAAGATGTTTAGCATCTTGGTCATGGCTTGACGATCAGTATCAGATGCGGCCTTGATACTAGCAATAGTGCCATCTTTCCAACCCTGCTTGATGGCATCAGCCGCTTGATTGTCTGGAACTACTTGTGTGCCAGCAACTCTAAAATTTACAACATCAACCGAGTCTGGACTTTGTGTTATGACTTTTTTTATGGTCTCTGCTTGTTGTGGTGATATTTTTTCACCAACTGTTGCTGTAATGCTTTGTACAGATTCTTTAAAAGTTGGTTCGACTGCTTCTTTAATTTCAGCACCTGCTGGCGCAACTTTCTTGGCAACTTGTTGAGTTACTGATTTAACCATTGACGGGATTGAGGGTGCAACTGCCCCGCCAATAGTTGCGGCAATCTGACCCACAGGGCCAGCCCCTGCTTCTTTTGCAATAGCACCAGCCGCACCACCTGTTGCACCAGTAAGCGTTTGAAACCCTGGTGTGGTTGCCATCATGCGCCCAACTTCACGGGTAACTGGCCCTGCGGCGGCAGATTCCACTGCTTTGCCTAATGCAACTCCACCAGCACCACCACTAGCACCAGCGGCTGTGGTTTGCACGATTCTCTCTGCGGCGGTCCGAGGTTGGGCAACACCCACACGTGTCAACAAATCTTCAAGCGCATCGGTTGGCAAAGTATATTTTGTGCCGAATAAACTATTAATTGACCCAACAACAGGGTCAGCAACCAAACCAGCAAGGGTAGCCGCACCAGCACCAGCAATAGCACCTGGAATAGCCCCAATACCAGCAAAAGGCGCACCCATAGCCGCACCAAGCATTGCGCCAGCCGCAGGCAAAGCTACGCCCCTAGTTGCCGCCCCAGCAAGGCCTGTTGCCGTTGTTGATGGCTCTGGTTTCTGTGTGGCAAGCCATTGTTCTGGCGACATTGAGGCCGCAGAAGGTGCGGCTTGACTAGTCTGAGATGCCAACCATTCTTCTGGACTCATTGAATAACCCCATTGGCTTTGAGATAATCGCCCCATTGTGCATCAGTAAAATTTGCTGGTCTAGGGTAATTCACACCCCCAATAGTTGCATTAGTTGGCAATGGAGCCGCTGGTTTTTCTTCAGGACCAAATACGTTCTCTGGGTTTAGTTTGTAGTTCTTGACCACCACACCAAGTGCTTTTTTGTCATCACCTGCTTTTTTCTGTGCAGAATCTAAATATTGTTTCGCTAGGTCAACAAATTCTTTACGCTGATTTGGCTGTAAGAATTGTCCACTTTCTGCCTTTTTCAAACTATTTTCAAGTCTCGTGTATAGACCAGCAGTATCACGTGCTGTTGCAAATTCAGTCTCTCGTACCACTGAACCAGGGTCGAGCATCTTCATGAAACTGGTAATCAAAGCAATATCACCTGGGCCAGTTTGGACTTTGGCAGATGATTCAATATTAGAAAATGTAGTGCCTAATTCGCCGTATACTTTGGTTCGTGCTTGATATTCCTTGCGGATTTTTTCTTCTTGAATGAACTTCTTTTCAGGGTCTATACCACCTGTGGCTTTAAGTGCCTCAAGTTCCAGTGCCGCCCTTTTACTTTCAATGCCCAGTTTGCCAGTTTCTACTAGTACTTTATTTGTTTGTGCTTTCGTCAATCCTAAACTTGCGGCATCTGCAATTATTTTGTCAACTGCTGTACGCTCGGCATACTTAGCATCAACAGCGGCTTTTTGTGCTTGTGCCGTTGCAAGTTGTGCATCAGCGGCGGCTTTTTCTGGTGCATTTTTGGCTTGCGCTTGTGCAGTGGTGGCATCTGCTACTGCTTTATCTGCGACTGCTATTGCCTGTGTTAATTTTGATGGTGCTTCCGCTTCGGCCCTAATTGTGGCAAGTGATTTGTCAGCATTCTCTAAAAAATCTTTACCCCCAGGCAATGTTGCCATCAAAATTCCAATATTGGCCTGTGCGCCAGTTGGGTTTAGTTTAATCATGTTTGCATAATCATCAAAAGCCGCCGCTTCTTTTTCTCGACCACTATTTCGTAGTCCTTCGGCTTTTTGTATAAGTAGACTTTGCGCCGCATCTAAGTTTCCTGACTTGATAGCGGCATATGCTCTACCACCGATACTTAAAGTTTCTTGTTGCTGTAGTTTATTTTGCGCCTCAAAACCTTGAGTGACTATTGCCGCTTGATCTTTTGGCAAAAATGCCGCGACCCTTGCATAGTCTGCACTTGTTGCATTAGGATTTTTATATAAATCTGCAAGTTCAGTTTGCCGTAGTTGTGCTTGTTGCAATGCTTTAAGTTCAATATCACGCTTTTGCTGTGCCGCTTGAACTTCAGCCATGCCAGCACCAAGTTTGAAACCGCCTAAAACAGATTCAAATGGACCTTGCACATCAGTTGCGTAATTGATCGGGGGTTGAAATGGATTAATGGTTGCCATGTTTTATCCAAAAAGTGAACCAAAACCTGGAGTTTTACTACCTGCGCCCATCTGCATACCAAGGAACTGAGCAGGTAGGTTTAAAAGTTGGCCATAAGCCCTAGCTTCACCGATCTGACCGCCAGCTATTGCTTGTCCTTGTTGACTTAAAAGATTTGCTACATTAGTCCCTGTTGTAACTCCTTGCGCCCCTACACCAGCGGCAGATGCTTGACCAATTTTTGCAAGATTTGTTTGTGTTTCACGACCAATATCCGCTAATCCGCCCAACTTTCCATACTGCTGTTCAATCAAACTAGATAACAATGCAGGACGGTACTGAGCCAATGCGCCTTGAATATTTCCACCCCTTAAACCACCAGTGGCTGATGCTCTTGACAATAAGGCTTCTTCACCCTGCTGGGCCATCTCTTGAAATCTAGCACCGCCACTAATGCGCTCAATGGCGGCACGTTCTGCTTCTGGACCACGTAACCCAAGCAACGCCTGTTGCTGTTCAAAAGCTGGTGCACCTGCTTCTGCATAGGGTTTCAAACCAGTGATTGCTGGTGCTCCAACATCAACATAGGGTTTTAGTAAGGCTTGCAACTTATCAAGGGCACTACGCTGTTCTGTAATTCCAGCTTGTGCCGCTCCAGCTTGTGTGCCAGCGGCTTGTTTTGCACCTTCAGCTTGTGTATAACTGCTAACAAGTGCAGTTCCACCTACGACTAGGGCTGTGACTGGATCAGGCATCGCCAAACTCCTTCAAGTAATCTTCAAATTTTTCGCCATATAAGGCCATCACATGATGAGCATTTACAGTGGCAAAACCAGCACCATGAACCAGCGAGACTGCCATCAAAACCAGATCGTAATATCCAGCACGCCACATAAACGATTTGGCATCTGCCTGTTTATTTTGCTCTACCGTATCTGATGCTTGCCACTTAAGAATGTTTGTAGCCAGCAAAGGCACTAGATGGTGGCTGTTAGCGATAAAAAATGCGTTCTGAGGCATACCTACTAGGGTGTTCCAAATGGTCGCATTTAGGTCTTTGCGTTCAACTGTATCGCCATCCGCCACATCATCAAAGACTTGGATTGCGTCATACACCATCATCAACCACTCAACGGCTGATTCAGGTAGCATAAAAACCTTGGTCAGGTTTTCTCGCAGTCCATCGGTCATGCACAACTCCTATGTAGGGAAGGCCGCTGGATGCCAGATAGACTCAGCGGCTTGATTTTCGCACAAATTGACAAAACGTCAATCTTCTTCTTCTTCATCTTCCCAAGCCTGACAAACCCGCATATCGTTGCAGATAAAGTCTAGCTTTTCACAATGACCCCTGAACCCTGCGCCCTTGTCGTAGGTTGCCAATGGGATTCGCTCAATTCTGACTTGGGTCATAAAGCTGTTGTCGTAATAATCACAGTTTGAACAATGCTTGCGCCGTGCGTCTTTTTCATCACACTGCATCGCCTCTGCCAGCCCAACGTAAAACTCTTTATTGGCCCCTGGTTCATTCGTGGGCATTTCTGGTCCATAGTTCCAGTCAGCTACCGCAATAGCGTAGTTCTTTTTGTTTTCGGCGTTGGTGATGAATTCCTCATCCATCGGCAAGCCCATAAATCCCTTGGGCATCATCATAAATTTGTCCATGCTGTTCTCCTTAAGTGATTTCGCGGCCTGATGCGCGGATGGTCAGTGATGTGGCGGCACTTGCGATTGTTGAGATAAACCCGCTTGGTTCAAGTGCTTGACCAACCAATTCAGGGAAAGTGTAGGTTTCGTCAGGGGCAAGACTACGGGCATCTACGATCAAGTTGGTCGTACCTGCTGTGCCACCACTGGTAACCAAATTCACGCTGATGGTCACATTACCTGCGGTGGTATTTGTAGCCGTGAATTTATCAATGATGGTTTTGCAGTTAACTGCGGTGTATTGCGTGGTCTGTGTGTTTTCAGCTTGTTTTGCTGGAATCAGAACTTTTACTGTTACTGTCATGTCTACTCCTTAAGTGGCTTCTGCGCCACTGGCAATGATAGTCAAACCTGTTGAAACAGCCTGAATTTGAATGGTGTCGCCAGCATTAAGCACCTCAACACCGTTGTATTGCAATGCATTTGCAGTTGGCACAGGTACATCGTACAGAAAAGCATTTGACGTTCCAGCAGACCCTGCTGATGGCACTAAAAACACACGAACATTTATATCAGCGGCTGTTGTGTTGGCGATACTGAATTCTTTGAGCAAAGTTCTAGTTGCCGCTGGCACTGTGTAAAGCGTAGTCACTCCAGTGGTGATGGCGGCTTGGCCTAGTTTGGTTGGGGTGATTACATCGAAAGCCATGTCAGCACCTGATTTGATCGCACCCTTGGGGTTTGGTTTGCATAGGGCAAGATGCCATTTACATCGTGCGCCAGTTCCACATTATTACGCACAGGAGCAAGTGCAAGCAACTCTAGTGATTGCGCCAACCTTGTCAAAGCATCTAATGCTTGTTGCACTTTGGCGTTCATCACAGCATCTTCAACCGCAGTATTTTGCGAGAGTGCAACTATCTGTGCCAGTGCTTCATTTGCAGTAGCCGCGGCGTTATCTGCTTGGTATTCAAAATCAGTTCCTACAATAACTTGCAAAGTATCAACCGTAGAAAACAATAACTCAAACTGCCTAATCTGCTGTTGGTCTGTCAGGAACTGAGCAAGTTGGTCTCGCGTCAAGTTCAGTCTGCGGGAAATAGGTGCGGTTGCCATCAGTATGCCAATGCCTCAATCTGTGCTTCAAGGCGAACATAAGACACATGGGCATCACTATCCCCACGGAAACGCTGAATGCGCCAGTTCCTCATGTGCCCTTGTTGAAACCATGCCAAACGCTTTTTTCGGTTGCCAATCGTGCCGACAGATATAAACTTTTCTTGCGAATAACTTTGTCCATCAAGCGAATAACTGGTGCTGATTTGCGGATTCTTGCCAAGTACTACGCTACCTGTCAGGCTGACCAATTCCAATTCGCTGAATAAAGCTCCATTGCTTTCGTTATAGACGATCAATGTGCCAAACTCCCACCGGACTTGTTGTCCCCAGTGACTGCCAATGTCTTGTACCAGATACCCAATGCTTGTGCTTTGTGGGTCACCCACCATCCACTTGTCATAGACCCACACCATGTTTCTTGCCCTGTATTGGGCAAATCCTTCTAATGTGGTTGTCAGAGTAAACCAAACTGGTGTTTGTAAATCTTTGGATGCCGATGCATCAAAGACTATTGTGCGATCAGGCAAATGCACATAAAGATGCTGGTGGTTTTTATCGTTTCTTGCTTCCAACTTGACCAAGGCCAATTGCGCCTCTGTGTATTGAAGCAATAAATTGTCAATTTCTTGTGTGCTGATTTTCTCAGTCACTGCCGCCGCACCCACATAAATGGCTGGAGCTTCATTTCTACCGCTACCCAAAAATGCAATACGCTCAATAAAAACACAGCACCCTTGCGTGCCAATCACGCCCTTTTGTATCTGTGCGCCATCAATTCGAGCAAATGGGAATAACTCACCGCCCACGTTATCGAATACCTCAATCGTGTTTCGGTTCAGCGCATACACCTCGTTTCGCAGTTTCAGCAAAGCAACAACAGGGTCAGGGTCAACCTCTGATGCACCGTACTTCAACGGATTAACTTGGGTCGGGTCAGTCAACTCTGTGACGATCAAAAACTCGCCATCAGTGGTCATGAAGTAACCATCAACCCAGCAGAAATCTAGAACCACACCCAAGTCTGGGTCTGTCACTTGTATTAAAGTTGTTTCATTCCAATAATAGAGTCGCCCACCAGATGCAATTGCTAGTTGGTCAAAGCTGTAATCAAAGGTCACTAGTTGATCTATTGGACCACCAACATCACCCAATGTTGTCACTGTTCCTGCGCTGTTAATCTCCACCAGTTTTGTACCCATCACCCGATACAACCTATCTCGCCAATTGATGCCGCCACGGTCAATGCCTGGACCTGTGCCGTTAGACACAATGCCATCACCTGGGCGCAAAAAACTGTTACTGATGCCTGATGCTTTTGGCACAGGCACAAGATTGACTGGATACGCTGTACGCAGTTCAGGAGTGCTGTCGGTGTAGATACCGTTCAGAATTGGTATCTGCATCACTTGGCCTTGTTGCGTTCAGAGATACGTTTGGCTTTTGCTTTGGCATCAGCCTTTGATGATGCGCCCCATGCCCTCAAACTCAACAGTAATCGGGTGGGTTCACCATCTTTGTATTCAGGACCAGGATTGCCACTCATGCGAGCCAAGAACGATGCTCTACGTGGATTGTCACCAGACTTGACTGGAGGTTTTAGGTTCATTCCTTCTGCTTTGGCGGCGGCACGACCCTTGGCGTTTAATCCGCCCTTTGGGTTCTGACCTTCTTTGCGTGCATAGACTGGAGTTTTCATCTAAAGCCCTTGATCTTTTCGGCAATCTTTTTTGGTTGCTTGGCAAATTGCTTTCCAGCTTTTGTTGCCTCACGCTTGGCCCTTGTGGTTGCCGCATACTCAGCCGCAGTCAAGGCTTTGATGGCCTTTTCAGGCAGATACCTCTCGCCAGTTTCAGACGATGGTTTGCCTGACTTCGTGCGCCAGTTTTGGCTTGACCAATCTTTGAGGCTTTTCTGCTGAGCTTTCATTTATAACCGCCACCCTTTTTCTTGTATTCCACGGCCAACAATTGGGCTTTGCGAGCAGACCATTCGCCTGGGTCACCGCCCTTCGTCCCTGACTTAATTTTTTCAAACAAGGCTTTTCGCATGGTTGGTTTGGTGTAAACACCAGCCGAATTAACAGTAGATTTTTTGGTCGCCATTATTTCGCCAAGCATTCAATGGTTGAGGTTTTAATCTTAAACGTAACTTGGATACCATTTTGTGGTTGTTGCGTCATAGGTCATTGTCAAAGTTCTACTGACCACGGCTGTACCCGCAACGGCAATGTTTCCTGCTGTTGTCCAAGTAAATGCACCAGTTGGAATTAATGAAATTGCACCTCCGCCACTAGAGATTGGTGCTGGTGCTGTGATCGTGACAACTGCCGCTGTCCCTGATACAAATGCAATTGGCGTTGTTGGTGCAATCGTTGCCGCACTTGCAACAGTTGGTGCGGCGGCACTTACTGCCGTAAAACTGCTTAATACAAGACTTGTACCTGTTGCCGCACCGATCACTGGCGTGACCAATGTTGGAGTATTGGCAAATACATTTGCACCTGTACCTGTTTCATCAGTTAAAGCTGCCAACAGGTTTGCACTTGATGGGGTTGTCAAAAATGTTGCTATACCTGTACCTAAATTAGATACGCCAGTTGCAATCGGCAAACCAGTGCAGTTAGTTAATGTGCCAGAGGTTGGTGTGCCAAGAATTGGAGTTACCAATGTTGGGGTGGTGTTAAACACCAACAGACCAGTCCCTGTTTCATCGGTCATCGCCGCACGCAAATTGGCACTTGATGGCACAGCCAAAAATGCTTGCATATTTGTGCCATAAACCGTCTCAGCATTAATCTGATACCACGAGTTTGTGGGCTGATAAAACCGAATGGCTGTTGCAGTACCTGCACCTAAAAACGACACCCCACCATAAAGTGCAGTTGCACCATTCAGGGCAATCGTTAGTGATGTAATTTCTTGCGTGGTGGTGATCAGCACCGTTGTGCCATCAGGTACACCAGTGTTCAAAGGTAGGGTAATCGTGCCCGTTGCCAGCGTTCCAGCGGGTTGCAAAAGCATCCATTGGTCATTGCTCACAGGAGTGGGCACAGTGATATTGAACCCAGACCCAGGCACATAAAGATTTACCGACAGCGTTGGAGAGGCAAAACTCTGCTGAAAGAAAGTCAGCAAACTACCAATCGAGGTGCGCCGTGCGTCCCCATTGTTTGGCGAATAAACTGGAAGTTGATCTCCGCTGGAAATGGTGCTAAGTACTGGCAGTTGATTGATTTGTGGCATGACTATCCTTAGTAGTATTCGAGAGGTCCATCAGGACCAGCAGTGACTGGGTTGGCTGGAGGCCTGACAAATGGATTGTCGTAGACCCTCCACGGCTTGTTGCCAGCACCAGCAGGGGTTGTGGATGGGAGTTGTTTCTCCAGTGGGAATGTTGCCCGTTGAAGCAAGATGTCGTATCCCTGTTTGGCAGTGGTCTTGGTCTCAATCATCACGATCTTGCCAAAACTTGGGGCCAACCTGATACCCAGACTACAAATGATTGCTTCGTAGGCTGAGTCAGGAACTAATGTTTCTTCATCCAAACTGCTGTCTTGTGGGCTGGATGGCAAAGGGTAACCTAGACGGATGCCCTTGGCGTTCCAGTCTGCCATCATTGCATCCAAGCGGCGCAAGGCAGACTCAAGTTGCTCGGGCTGTAAATCAAAAACGTAAGACGCAAGGCCAATTTCTTCAAAGGCCGCGCTTACGAATTGTCGTTTTGTGTAGCCCATGCCAGTTCCTCAATGTGTTTAAGTAGTGTCGCATCTGACCAGCGTTTGTCAACCTTCAACCCAATCATTTCTGCCTGTTGCAACATTTCTTCACGGGTTGGTGCGCTGTCTTCAATAGGCGTTTCAATCTCAGTAACTTCAATTACAGGCAATTCAACAATTTCAGCGTTAACAATCATCCTACCAATTGGCGATGGGCGCACCTGCTTTGTTGCTTTGCGTTCAATTGCTTGCGCTTTTTTCAGTTTGCGCTTTTGCAGACGAACCTCTTTCCAAGGGGCAAGAGTTTTGACTTTGACGATTGCGGCTGATTTTATCATTTCATCTTTTTCATTGGTGCTTTGCTAGGCTTTCCAGCCTCTTTTGCCGACTTACTTGCCATGCCAAGTGCCATTGCAACAGCTTGCTTTTGTGGCTTTCCTGACTTCATTTCCATTGCAATATTTTTGCCGATAGTTTTTTTGGAATAACCTTGTTTCATTGGCATTTCGATCTCCATGTGAAACAGGCCAACATCTCTGCTGGCCTGTCTGGTTGATTAACCGATACGGTAGACGATAAAGGTATCAGCCGCAGTCTTGCGTAAACGGAAGCGTGCAGATGCACCAGACGTTGCCGCAGTTGCCGCAGAACCCACAATGGTCACACCTGTATTAACCGTGATGGTTAAAGCAAATGCAGCCAAAGTAATCACGCTAAAGTCAAATGCCTCACCAATTGCCCACTCAGTTGCCAAATCAAGGTTTGCACCTGTTGGCAGTTGGATGGAACGAGTTGTCGTAGGCGTTGCAGTAACAATGCCAGTCAGCACATTTGCTGCTGTGGCAATCATCGAACCACCATCAGTTATGTCAGCAGGCGCACCCTGAAGTTGCCAGTTGCCATCATCAGTGATTGCTGGGGCAACACCAACTGCGTAAAGCGCACCCGATGCGCCAGCTTGAATAGTCACGCTGGTGGCATTGGTGAATGCGGCAGAGACATAGGTGGTGTTTTCGACTACGGTCAACAAGTCCTGTGATTCTGGGAAATTGGGATAACCAACTTCTTGAAACACGCTTGCTGGCGAGTAGGCTTGAACGGCGATTTTCTCGCCTGCTGGCACGGTAACGGTAACCGTACCTTGTGCAAAAACTACGTTGTAACTCATGATAATTCCTTAAGGAGTTTGGTTGAACAACAGGATGCCGGACATCTCTGGCTGTTTATTGACCACGCCGAACAAAGTATCAAGGCGATACTTGGTTTTCATGGTGTTCACATCGTATTGTTTCTGCATGACTAGTTCGATGCCCTGATCGGTGGAGGCACGCATCACTGCGACACCAGCATCAGACGGGACAGCGTAACGACCAGGCAGAATCTCCAGCGCATCTTTTTGCCAGAAGCAATTGATAGGCGCGGCATCCACGTTCAAGCGGTTAATGCTACGACCAGCGGCGGCAGTCACGATGACGTTTTGATATTGCAACTCGGCATCAGTTCCACCTTGTGCGGAAATGATGGGAGGTGTAATAACGCAAGTGGTTGCATTGGTCACGCTCACAACACGGAAAGTCTTGGAGAACCCAGTACCTTGTTTGGTGATGTGATGCACAGCCTCAACGCCTTCGATTTCGATGGCAGTACCTGCTGGCAGATCGGTGGTGCTGGACACGGTAATCGTTTGGAAACGATTGTCCACGTTCTGAGTCTCACCAGTAACGGCAGTAGAGGTAGCAACAGGAACATAGTAGTTACCTGCGGCGGCCAAAGTGCTCATCGTGGGGTCAGCACCAGTAGCGGCGGCAATGCGGTTTGCGTAGTCCAGTTTGTAGGTCTCAAAACCTGCGACCATACCAACATAAGAACGCTCAAACGCATTGTTTGACTTGTTACCAGCGAAACTACGTGACACAGATGCGCCACCAGCTCCACCAGCAATGTTGCCAGCAATACCGTTGTAGTCACGGCTAGACAGTGCCAAGTAACGATCAAAGGCTTGTACGCCCTGCTCGTTCATGATGCTATCGCACAAGGCCACATCGTCATAGTCACCAGCGGCAGTGCTGACAGTGACCACCAACGAACCCAGATTTGCGGCTGCGTTCATGATGGCAATGTTGATGTCGGATGCAAGTTTCTGCTTAGCGGCATCGCCCAGGCGACCCTCTTGTAGTGCATCACGCAATTCCAATGCGTCCAGAATAAACGGGACAGACTTTTGAAAGCCCAATGTCGCAGGAACTGAAAGTTGGGTATATGCGCCAAAGTTGCCCGTTTGGTCCATGCCATCGTACGACTGTGCAATGTAAGGTTGGGGGCGATAGATGACGTTGTTGGTGCGTTCCATCATTGAACCATCTGTGTTATAGATGGACACGTTGCGGGACAGCACCAGAGCATCGTTAAAGCCTTCGAGGATGTCCTCGAACGCAACGCGCTCCTCTTTACTGAATGAATTGCTCATGAAAAGCTCCTAGTGATTTATTTGGATGCTGATCGTTTTTGCGCTTTGTAGGCAATGACTTTCGTCATGTTGCCAGTACGTGCCGCATCTTCTCTCAGCCGTTCAAGGGTTGAATCCACCGCACCTGATGATCGTCCAGTACCTGTAACGATACGCTCTGGTGCGGGTGCTTGCCTACGGTTTGTAACTTTCAAGTCTTTCTCCAGTTTTGCTACCGCAAAGGCAAACTTTACGGGGTCTTTGATTTCAGCCAACTCTTTCGCCTTTGCAGGGTTCTTTCCAAGTGCGTAGACAACAAGTGCAGGGTTATCTGCACCTTGAAGCAAAACGCCTTGCTGGGTGATTGAGAAAACTTCTTGAGCCACAGCTTCAGCGTCTTCATAATCCTTGACTCTCAACTCAGCTTTCGCTTTGCCGTAGCCATCCAACTTGGCTTGCCATGCTTTCTGCTGATTCATAACTTCAGCTTCTTGCTTGGCGTTGACTTCTTCGGCTTGACGCTTGCGCTCAAACCAACTGGTCAATGCTTCCTCGTACTTATCAGCGTCATAGTCGTGATCTTCCAGCTTTGGTTTATTTCCAATCACCACTGGTTTGGTCTCAGGTGGTGCGGCTTGTAACCTGCCTTGCAATTCACGATTCTGCCGTTGCAGTTCTCTATTTGTCTTACGCAACTCTTTCACCCATTCAGGCGCAGGAGTGTGCTCTTCGGGAGGTGGCGCTTCCTCACCTATGCTGACAACGACTTCTTCGGTTTCTTCAGAATCTTCGTCATCAACGATTTCGCTGACTTCGGTTTCTTCTTCTTCTACCTCGACTTCGCTGTCTTCAATTACTGCCTTTTGATTCATCTTTGACCCCATTCAACTCACCCACTTTGAACGGCTGGGTGGTTGCCGTTTGTTTGATTGTCGCTTGTTTTTTACTGATTCGCAACAGGTTGAACTATCTGCCCCTGCAATATCTCTTGCACCGCCTGGGCATTGGTCATCGCCATGTCCTGTGCTGTTTGGTCAACTTTGCCCAAGGTTTCCAGCGTTTGGGCACGTTTCAGTTCTGCACCTGCCACGGTTTCCACAGTATCAGCCCTGGCTTTGGCGGCTTTGGCGGTGGCTTCTTCAGCGGCGGCTTGCAAATACATGGCGTTCGGGTCTTGCGGTTGACCTTGCATTTCTGCCATCAACTCTTGTGCTTCGTCATCGGTTGGTTTAACCACACCCATCCGCAGAAGTTTCTTGCGGAAATAAGCATTTGCGTCTCCAACGCCCTCGCCTTCCATGTTCATCATTGCCATTGAAGTCAGAACTTGGGCGGTTTCTGGGTCGCTGGTGATCTGGAGCATCCCAGTCAAAGCCCTGACCGTTGCCGCACGTTTACTACTGGACGATGGGCCAACTTCGGCAACCACATCAAATGTGGCACTGGACAAATCATTTGCCATCACAACTCCGCCAGATTGTGTGTCAATCATGGGTTGCATCAATTCCACCATGCCAGCTTGACCAGTAGGCGAAATGGTCTTCATCTTGCGCTTATCTTCAATGTAGATTTCTTTTGCCATGCCCAGCCAAATCTCACCGCACCGCTTCATTCCCTTGGCAAAGTTGCTCATGTAGATATAGGTCTGCATATCCACACGGGTTTGTATCATCTCCACCGCTTTGCCAGATACGCCCGAAACCATCTTGTCAGCACCTTGCGGGTTGCCCAAAATGTCCTGCATATCCTGTTCGGTGATTGCCAGCAAAGCCGCCATTGCTGGTGGAATTTGCGCAGACTTTGTGTACCCAACAGGGCCAGCGGCTTGGGTGTTGCCATCAGGTCCAGTGATCGGGTTAATGAGTAGATAAGGGTAATCCCGCAGATTGTCTTCTGCCCACATCACTTGATGCCCAGCCACCTGTTCAGGGGTCATGATGGGCTTTTCAATGCTGGACAATGCGCTGATTTCGCCCAGTTTGGACAGTTGCATATTCTTCAAACGCTGGGCATCCTTGGCAAGCCTGACCGCACCCATGCAACGCTCGATGTTGTCCACGAACCAGCGTTTGCCGTAGACCACCACAATCGGGATGTTCTTTCCAGCGATATAGCCAGCATCTTCCAGAACCTTGCCGCCCGACATGATGTATTTGCGAACACGCATTCGCTTGACACGCTTTTGGCGCACCTCACGAGTGCCGACAGCCAAAAGGGTTTCTTCTAGCGTCTCATCGTTCGCAAAATCTGTTTGTGTGTAGCGTTCCTCAGTCCCGTCAATCGCTTGGAATATGCGGATGACCTCGGTCTTTTCCTCAACCTTGTAGTATTCAGCAACAAAGACCACATCAGGAGTTGACCAATCAAATTCGTACTGGTGAATTATTTTAGGCCAATCTGTTGGGTCATCGTTATAGATTTCTTTGTAGCTTTCGCGGGTCATACTTGTGACCACAAAGCAAAACTTGGCGTCTGACTTGTCCTGACGTTTGGCGTTCAGATCAAAGAAAACCGAACTGTCAGCATCAAAGATTGGCTCAAACCGAATCCGCTGGCGTTCATTCTCTGGGTCTTCTTCATCTTCGTAGACTGTCCGCAATCGCCATGCGCCAATGCCACCGCCCACGGCTTCTTCAAAAGCGTTGTCGTATGCTTCATCAGCCACCGATGCCTGTTCGTCAGCACGATATAGACCATCACAGACTTCTGCCAACCTGTCGTTTTCAGTCCCGTCTTTGCTCACATAATCGACTGTAATGCGGTTGTTTCGATATTCGTTGACGATACGTATCACCGCCAACATGATCTTGTTGACTTCAAACTTGGGTTTGTTTTCGTATTGGTCCCACAATGGGCCTTCCCACTGACTGCCAGCCAGCGAGTAGAAACGTCGATCTTGCAAGCATTGCAGACGCTCATCCCTGAGTGCGGTTTGTATATCGTTGAACTGCCGCAGTGCTTCAGAGTGCAGATTCGCTAGGCGTTGGTCATTGGGTATGCGTGCCATTTGTGTCCTTTGGGGCGATTATCTACCAGCGTTTGACATTGGGCAATGGCGTGAATATAGCTGATTTCGTGACCGCTGTACGCCTGATGCCCTCACAGGCATATCGCAAGGCATCAATCACATGGTTCTTTTTGTCTTCAAGCTGGGGCAGGATTCGACCCGTCAATGGGTCTGATTTGTAGCTGTACAGGCTTAATTCGTCAATGGTGTGTATACAGCGAGGGTGAACCACGATGTCGTAATTCTTCAAAAACTCTACGCCTTCTTCCACTGATTTCGGCCCTTTAACCGCTGTCATGATCTTGGGAAATCCATTGCGTTTCATGTGACTGATGGTCTCTGGTCGAGCTGAATCTGCAACGATTGGCCATTTTTCGGCCTCTGGCACTTGCATAAATAGTTCGGGCGTGTTAACGATCTCGCACCCTACCATATAAGCCTCATGATCGATGTAAAGTGTGCGCCCAATAATGTGGCATCTGACCAACACAGTCGGATCGACTGAGAATCCCCAGTCCGCACCCAGTCGGTGGATGGCATCTGATGGTGCATCGAATTCGTCAATCTTCCAGTTTCTGAATACCCTGCTGTTGCTGTTTCGCAGATACTGACCCATCCAAACGTGCTGGTATTTGTCAGGGTCACGCCTTTTGTCATACTCCATTTCGTCCCGTAAGACATCAGGAAACCAAGGGTTTTCCCCAAAATTGACTTTGATAACAGTAGCACTGTCTGGCGGTTCTGGCCCACGCAATAAAAAATCCACTGGGTCTGATTGATGGCGAGGGTTCCACGTGAACCACAGTTCGCTGTTGGGTTTGCGGATTGTTGGCCTCAACAGGTCAAGGCTGGTCTGGCTTAGTGACTGGGCTTCCTCAACCCAGGCGCAGTCGTAGCCTTCCAGCGACTTAATTGAGTCGGCGGTGTGGTTCTGCATACCTTGGAAAATAATCGCCCCATCGCCCTTTTTGGACTTGATGACCGAATCCTGTACTTCAAAGTACGCGCCAGCATTCATAGCCTCAATCTTGGTCTCCAGCAGACGCTTGACGGATTGATTCAAAGATTTCTGTATCTCACGGACGCAAACGCTTCTGCGCCGTTGGTCGAGTATGTGCCCCTCAATCATTAACTCTGCCATCATGTGTGATTTTCCAGAACCTCGCCCACCCCACGCACCCTTGTATCGGCACGATTCCAGTAATGGCAATGCCCATTCTGGAGTTTGTATTTGTAGGGTTTTATCCATTTTTGATTACTACACGCTCAATCTTCGTGAATTCCAGCGGAACCCCATCTGCGCCAGTTACTTCATGCTTTTGTGTTTCTGCCCAACGCATCTGAGTTTTACTCCACCAGATTGCCGCAGTCGTATCGCCAGCCATCACCTTGCTGAAAAGGGTCTTGCCCACTTGTGCGTTGGCTTTGGCTTTTCCTGATTGGAGTTCTGCGCTGAAATGCGCCCGTAGCGTGTCGATGTGTATGCCATCACGCACCAGTGCACCTATCTGGTCAATCGGTAACCCGTAACCAGACAAGGCTTCCACCTGTTTACGCTCGGCAACAGTTGGCTCAAAAGCTGGTCTCCCAGCCCCTGGTCGTGCGCCGCCATTTGGACCGCGCTTTTTATATGTTGGTTTTTCAGTTTGCTTCATATATCACCAGTATGCGTTGAAAGCTTTGAGTGGATAGAATACCAAACTATTGCGATACCCACCCTCTGCTGTTGGGCGTATGGGCGTAACGCCATGTACATTGCGCCAAGCGGGATATACCAGCATTGAGTTATCCCTGCTGTCTACGGTTGCGCCGTAATCAGGAACTGTCGTGTTTCCGCCTCTTGCATTTTCCTTTTTTGCAATGATGACATTTACACATCCCTCTAAATTCCCTGCGTCTCTATGGAAAGGCGCAGGAATGTTGAAGTTGCTAATGCTAGATGTGAATAATTCCCCGAACCTAAACTTTGGAGGCACTTTTTCACTGATGATGCGCTTCTGTGTTGTGTAAATTTCTGGTGTTATTTCTTGTATTAGCTTTTCTGATTCTTTGCACAGCATTAGCATCGCTTTGATAAATGTTTGCGCTGATTTAACCTGATGGACGCTTGATATTGCAGGGTACGGGCGTTTCATATGTGGTTTTGGTGGGCATCCGCCCAAGATGGTGCTGTACTGTTTCACCTCAAATTCGCTATCCCGCATACCGCTTGAACGCCGCATCTCGCTTTTTGGAACTCTATCACTTAACAATTCAGAGTTGGCAACATTGGCTATTTGTTTAATTTTGCCTGTCAACTCCTTAATGTAAAAGCCTACGGGTTTGCCCTCAAACGTAAACAGCGTGTCCTCTGTGATGTTGGGTTCTATGTCGCCACATACGTCACCAATCTTCACGCTGTGCGATATCGGTTGTAGTTCGATTGTTTTCATATCAGCCCCATTTTTTTCCTCATGCTGTTAATATTGCCGTCTGAGCCATATAGTCTGATGTGCGTTCCATATTCCCAATTTGTTTTATGTGCAATTTTTACCAACGGGTCATATTTATTTGCGAGATAAGCACATTCTTTTTTTCGCTGGGCTAAACGTTCGGTTGTACTGCCAAACCCACCCTCTGTATATCTCTCGAAATATGGCACGCACCAGTTTAAAACAAGAACATTTTTGTGACGCACTAAATTTTCTGCTGTCCAGGCTACATCATCAATTAATTGTGCATTTAGGTCAAATTTGTAACTGGATTTTTTTACAAGCCAAAATCTTCCGTCAGCCAGACCACGGGTTGTAAACTTATTGCACAGATTTTGTGGATTGTCGTGTAATCCAAATCCAATTAGATGGATGTTATTTTGCTCAGCCAATTCAATCAACTTTGGAAAGAAAGCAAACATTTCTTTTAGATTGATTTGATTTTTACGTTTTAGCCTGTAAATCTCTTGATTCTGATATGTGATAGGTATTTTTTTTGTACTGCTAACAATATATTCTTTTGGGTAACTGTATATGCGTTTAAAATCATCACACATGTATACAGCCCACTCACCTGCATCCATCATATCTAGTGCGGTGTTGCGCTGATAGGCTAGGCCTTTGCCGTTTCCAGTTACAACGGGATCGCCGTATATTGTTCCGCCCTTAACAAATTTGTTTAAATCATCGGTGCTGTGTATCAAAATATTGTGACTGATACCGCTCTCATGCAACGCTTTGGATGTGGTTGCCGTAGCGAATCTATTATAAAAAAATGTAAATACTTTCACAGTTTCGCTTTTTCATTACGCAAGTGATTGATCATCATCATGCCAACATAGGCTTTTCGCTCACGCCAAAACTTAACAAGTTCTTGGGCTTCTTCGTAATGTTCTGGCTCAAACTCAATTTGTATGGCTTTTCTGACTCCATCTGCCATTTCTTCTAGCTGGTCATCAATATCTGCGCCATCCAATACAGAATAATCGACATCAGAATTACCAAATTCAGATGGGTCAAATCCGATTAATTCTAAGTTGAAACCCATTTCCCCAATCTCACCCAACTCCAAAGCCAGCATCACATTGTCCCAGCCAGCATTCAACGCAAGTTTGTTGTCAGCCAAAACATAAGCACGTTTCTTCGCTTCGCTCCAGCCCCTAGCCACCATAACAGGCACTTCAGTCATGCCCAGTTTTTGTGCCGCCAAAGTGCGCCCATGCCCTGCAATGATGCCGCCCTGTTCATCTACCAGCACTGGCGTTGTCCAGCCCCACTCCTTTATGCTTGCGGCAATCTGCCCAACTTGCTCATCGCTGTGGGTGCGTGCGTTTCTTGCATACGGAATCAGTTTGCTTAATTTCCACTTTTCAACTTTATCTGCTGGGTTCATGCTATCTCCGTTGGTTTAGGTACATTTACAGGCCAATCATTTTCCAGTGCTTTGACTGTGGCTTTATGTGCGTCAGTCCACAATTTCTGTCGTTCTTCTTTGCTTAATGTTTTGCCTTGGTCAATCTCGTAGTGGCATTTCAAGCACAAAGCCGCCGTAAGGTTATCGTCAGCTTTTATGCCTCGCCCCTTACCGCCGCCCCAGTTTGTGTGTGCCGCTTGGACCATTTCACCACTTCCACAGGCTTGGCAATCAAGACTTGCGACCATTTTCAGGAGTTTTTTGCTTCTGACGTATTGATGTTTTTCGATCAACCATAGTCTCCAAAGTAGAAAATCTGTGCATATTGGCGCATTCCAGTCTCCGTCTGCGTGTGTTTCCTGTTGATACTCGGGTCTCTTTGACGATTGTCCATGTGCCACATTCTGGGCATTTCATTGGTGCGCCCTGTCCTGATTCCTGTTGGTTGCTTCCCGTGATCGCCAAATCTCGATGTCCAGTCGTGCCGCCTCAAGTTCCCAACGCAAAGTTTCTTCTTTTTCAATTGCTTCAGCCAGCCCACGAATAAGCTGTTGATAACTCGGATGGGCATAGGCTTCTCGTTCCTGTGCGTTTGCCGCTTCAATGCCCAATGTTAAGGCATCTTTCATCAGCAGGGCTTTTTTGGATTTCCTGAATTCTTCAAGGTATACCCTTTGTGCTTTGGCTTCCCCAAAAAGTGGGGCTTTGTCTCGTATTGTTTGTGCCGCTTGTTCTGGTTTCATTTTGACTCCATGATTGCTACATCTACACCAGCCACCGCTGAATAGACTTTTTTAATGTTCAACTCGACCACTTGGGTATCGTCAAGGTAAACCGTGCCATTCATTGCATCCAAAAATGCTTTTGCCACGTTGTCAATATCGGGTCTCTTTGCTGGTCGTTCAGAACCATCTAAACACGCTGTTTTGCGGCTTTTTGAGTACGACTGGGGAATTGATACCCTGATGTACAGATAAACGCTCACAGGCGTTTCTAGCGGTTTCTGTGAACCCATTGCTTTACCAGCATAGAGTTGGATTGCGGTTTCGTAATCAAGGGTCTGCTGATCGGTGTAAACCTTAGTGAATTTTCCATGTCGGGAAAACCTGGGTCTACCTTTGCCCTTAGGTTCAAGGGGCACATCAAAGACGATTGACATCATGATTCATTCCTGAAGTCAAGGTATCTAGACCAGCCTGACCACGTTTTTTCAGAATGTCCATCTTCACATACTCCCACCAAATCCGTGCTTTTTGTCGACCAATTTCTTTGACCTTCAAACGATACCTGCGTATCCATTCTTTCGCCTCTGTCTGGCGCAAGGTCTCCAGCATCTCGCAACGCTCGGTTGATGTCAGCAAGGCTAAATTCTTGGCCTTCCCGTCTTTTGTCCAATAAATATTTGTAGTCATACATCAAAACACCTCGTCATCTTGCCAGTGCTGGACTGGTGGATTCGTCAATGCAACTGCAATGTCGCGTCTGGTGGCTGGTTTTTTGTCAGACCATTGATGGTTTGAACACATAGGTTTTGAACCTTCCATTTGTACCGACCAGCGTTTGTGGCATCCTGGCACAGAACACATCAAGCGATCAAAGCTGTCTTGCGGTTCTTCTTTTTTGAAATTAGTGATTGCCATGGTATTTTCCTTCTACGATTTTTGCGAAATTGCTTGGTTTCAAAATCCACTCAAGATCGGCAGTAAATGCACGACCATCTTTGCTGTTGACTTTGCCAGTCAAAAATTTAGATTTGCCAATGTGTTGGAAAAACTCACCCCACCAGTTCAGTACATGGGCGGTCTCAATTTGTTTGTCCTGTGCAAGTTCTTCAGCAACTTCACGCCATCTTTGCCTGAGATAACCCTGTCTGGTTGCATTCCAAACCTCAACCTTCCGCAGGGTTGGTAACCATTGGTGATAGAGTTCAATGACCCCTTGATGCTGACAATCAGGAATTTTCAAACCCGCTGATTGCTCTGGTGCGCCATCAGGCGGACATATATATGTATCTTGTTTATTTGTTTCTAGTTTATAGTTTATAGTTTGCTTGGCGTTGGGTTGCGAGTCGGTTAGCGTTGGGTTACCCACTGGGTTCTTTTTGCGCCCACCCAAGCGACCATTAACCCTGTTTTTCTCAGCCATCGCGTGATACTGCTGTATCAGGTCATCACATTTGGCATGAAACCATCCGTCCTCATGCTCAACAAACATATCTCGTAGGACTTCGTTAACCACTTCGACCGCCATTCGCAACCTTTTGGCAACCCACTGGGTATCGATAGGTATTTTTTTTTCTGTGTCGTAATACATATCTAAAAGTCTGCGATATGCCAAATCCTCCTCATTAGATAGATGCGCTGTAGCGGCTCGATAGTCGCCAATGTTGAACTGGTAGTAATGCATAAAAGCCCAAAAAAAAGGCTATTCCTGAGGTCTCACCCTTGCGGATGTTGGCGGACTGGCACAGTACCAGCAGACTTCAGGAATAGCCCAACTGTGAAACGCCGCCAAGCGTCTTTTATCCATTTTACTCCGTAAACCATTCGGGGCGCAAAACGCGCAATTGCCATAAACGCGCCGCTGGAACATTCTCTTTCCATTGGCTTATGGCTGGCTGGCTTATGCCAAGCAACTTCGCCAAAGCCTTACAAGAACCTGCCAGTCGTAACGCATCCTTTTTTTTCATCTGCCAATTATAATTTAGCTTAAATAACCCTACACTTTACACGGCTATTTAAGCTGGCTTATAATTCCGTCATCCCCCAGCGTTTTGCATAGGGTACTTTTTGGAGATACTTTTCATGGCTCACCTAATTGAAACAAATTCCCTCACCAACAAAGCAGAAATTGCATACGTTGCAAAAAAACCCTGGCATGGTCTTGGTCAACAGTTGACCCCTGATGCGCCCATTGATGTGTGGCGCAAAGAGGCTGGACTTGATTGGGAGGCCCAAGTTTCTCCTGTGATGTTTTGGCCTGAGGGCATTGCCGCACCTCAGGTGGTGGAAAACAAAAATGTAATTTTTCGCAATGACACCAAGACCCCGCTGGGTGTTGTTTCTGACCGTTACAAAATTCACCAGCCAGCCGATGTGCTTGACTTCTTCAATACGTTGGTGCAATCGGCAGGATTCTCACTTGAAGTTGCTGGCGCAATCAAAGGTGGCAAGCGAATCTGGGCCTTGGCAAATGTAAACAAAGAGGCCGTGGTTTTGCATGACGATGCAGTTAAGGGTTACCTTTTACTCAGCACATCTTTTGATGGTTCTGCCGCAACAATTGGGCAATTTACCAGCATCAGGGTTGTATGCAACAACACACTTTCTGCGGCTGATAGCGAGGAATCTTCAAGTCGCGTTATGTTGACACATGGCACAGATTTTGATTCAAGCCTGATGCGTGAACGACTAGGAATCATCGTTGGTGGTTTTGATGGAATGATGGACAAATACAGGTCATTTGCCCGACAGGATGTTTCATCAGCATACGCAAAGGAATTCTTCAATAAATTATTTCCTGCAACATTTGACCCAGACACCCAGACATTGAAAGAATCGCGAGGCTTCAAAAGAGTGCTTGATCTGTTTGATGGTGCTGGCATGGGTTCCAACTTTCCTGGTGTCTACGGAACGCGCTGGGGTTTGCTGAATGCGGTGACTCAATACATTGACCATGAACGTGGTCACAACGTAGACAGCCGCATAACAAATGCTTGGTTTGGCAATGGCAATCGGTTGAAATCTGAAGCAGAAACTTTGTTGTTGGCTTAAGGCGTAGACCCTTCGGGGTCTATTGCCCTGCACTTTACAGGGTTATTTAATCTGGCTTATAATTCACTCATGCCCTAGCAATTTCGCAAGGGGTCTTTTAGGAAAATCAAAATGCGCAAACAAATCAAAATCACTGAAATTTATCTTCAGTCTGAATATTTCCATCACCACCTCAATAGCACAATCCCTGCCGCTTGGATTGCTGTTTTCAACAATGGTCTTGAGGTTGTTATTTGCAGTGAATGGCAAGCATCAAATGCGGAAGATGCTGAAGCTTATTTTCAAATCAATCATGCCGAATGCACAGCATAAAACGCCATGTATTCAAACGATGACTATGAAGAATGGCGGTGGGGGCAAATCCTCACCCGAAATAGAAACTACAACCCTGACGATCAACCAACCGAGGACGAAGATGAAACACCCACGAACGATGAATGAAGCATTCCACAAAACAATGGAATATGGATGCGCCATAGAAATCCATGCTGTTCGACATTCCACTGGCGACAAAGTTATCAGGGTTCTTGCCTTGGTTGCTTTGGTCGTGCTTTGCCTTGATATTTTTATTTGGAGACCATGACATGAACGCTAACGAAATCATTGACAACATCAAATTTGTTGCCGACAAACAATATGCTGGCGAACCCGCACAGAACCGCTTGGCCTATCACGTTGGACTTTTGGAATCGCACTTGCGTACGCACATCAACCTTGTGGAAACCGCCCAGGAATACATCAAAGACCTCGAAACCCAACTCATCGCAAAGGACTCAGAATGAAAAATATCGCAACCGCACTGGTCAAAGCACAAAAGGCTTTTGGCCCTGCTCTTAAGTCATCCACCAATCCGCACTTCAAAAGTCGCTATGCCGACCTTTCAGCATGCGTTGAAGCTGTCATTCAAGGGTTGAACGACAACGGTATTGCTTTGATTCAAAAATGCTATGACTGCAATGATGGGGTCATGGTGGAAACAATGTTTGTGCACGAATCAGGCGAGATGCTCGAATGCGGAATTCTCCATGTTCCAGCATCCAAACAAGACCCTCAGGGGTATGGGTCTGCTTTGACCTATGCACGGCGGTACAGTTTGATGGCGGCTTGTGGTATTGCACCAGAAGATGATGACGGAAATTCTGCCAGCCGCCGCACTGAAGTCAAGTCAGAGGTCAATGAACATCAGATGGTTGATTTGCTTTTGGCAATGGATGAAGTCACCACGATAGTAGACCTCCAGAAAGCTTACAAAACAGCGTATACAGCCGCCAAAGGTGAACAGGCATGGGTTACCAAGGTCATCGCCAAAAAGGACGCTAAAAAGACTTTGCTTGAGACTCAATCAGCCAACGAACTGAAAGGTAAATGATGGACCAAGGTACAACAGAATGGTTTGCCGCACGATGTGGCAAAGTCACCGCAAGCAGAGTGGCAGATGTTATTGCCAAAACCAAGACTGGATATTCGACCAGCAGAGACAATTACATGGCCCAGCTTGTGTGCGAACGCATGACTGGCAAACCTGCTGAATCTTTTAGCAACTCTGCCATGCAGTG